GCTGTCCGAGGAATGTCATTTAACATTATCTTCTTGGACGAATTTGCGTTCGTTCCAAATCATATTGCGGATGATTTCTTTAGTTCAGTATATCCAACAATTTCTTCCGGTAAATCTACAAAAGTGATCATTGTTTCTACCCCCAAGGGTATGAATCACTTTTATAGAATGTGGCATGATGCCGAAAGAGGAAAGAATGAATATGTATATACCGATGTTCATTGGTCCGAAGTTCCAGGTAGAGATGAGGCTTGGAAAGCACAGACGATAGCAAACACTTCTGAACAACAGTTCAAAGTTGAGTTTGAATGTGAATTTTTGGGATCTGTTGATACTTTGATATCACCGAGTAAGTTGAGATCTCTAGTTTATGATGCTCCGAAGAAAACTAATGCTGGTTTAGACGTTTATGAAGAACCGAAGGAAAATCACGATTATTTGATGACCGTGGATGTTGCTCGTGGAGTTGGTATTGATTATTCGGCATTTACTCTGGTTGATATAACTACCTTCCCACATCAAATTGTTGCTAAGTATAGAAATAATGAAATTAAACCTATGCTTTTCCCCAACGTCATTGTAGATGTTGCTAAAAATTATAACAACTCTTATATATTATGTGAAGTAAATGATGTAGGAGATCAAGTAGCATCAATTATACATTATGATTTAGAGTATCAAAATCTTCTTATGTGTTCTATGAGGGGAAGGGCAGGGCAAATTGTTGGGCAAGGATTTTCTGGAAAGAAAACTCAATTGGGAGTTAAGATGTCCAAAACAGTAAAGAAAGTTGGATGTCTTAATTTAAAAACTATGATTGAAGAGAACAAACTTCTTTTCAAAGATTATGAAATTATGAGTGAGTTGACAACTTTCATACAAAAACACAATTCATTTGAAGCTGAAGAAGGTTGTAATGATGACCTAGCAATGTGTTTGGTTATCTATGCTTGGTTAGTTGCTCAGGACTATTTTAAAGAACTAACTGATCAAGATGTTAGAAAAAGATTATATGAAGAGCAAAAAAATCAGATAGAGCAAGACATGGCACCATTTGGTTTTATTGTTGATGGAACAGAAACAGGAAGTTTTGTTGATAATGATGGGGATAGGTGGTATGCCGATGAATATGGTGATCGTTCTTATATGTGGGATTATATGTAATGGACGTCGATGATCAGTTTGATTTAGATCACTTATTTTTAACCGAAAGGAAATGCAGAACTTGCAAAATTGCAAAAAGTTTAACTGATAGTTTCTACAGAATTAGAAAAAATAATACTTTGTCTTCATCATATTCATATGAATGTAAGGAATGCACTATAAAAAGAATGATAAAATCTAAAAAGAAGAAAAGATACTCCTCAGAATGGCAATATCCTGATTGGTAGGAAGTGGTTCATGCATCGTTTCCCCCCTGAAATAAGTCTTTTTAATAAATATTTTTTAGATAAACTGAGAGTTTTAGGAGAAAAACATGGCGACTCCTCAATTATCTCCTGGTATACTTATTAGAGAAGTTGATTTAACCGTAGGGAGAGCCGATAATGTCCTCGACAATATCGGTGCAATTGCAGGTCCATTCTCGCGTGGTCCAGTTGATGAACCAACTGACATCACAACCGAAAATGAACTGCTTCAAGTATTTGGAAAACCAGCAAACACCGACGCACAGTATGAATATTGGATGAGTGCATCCTCATACTTATCATATGGTGGTGTCCTTAAAGTTGTAAGAACAAGTGGAGACACTCTTGTCAACGCAAATGCTAACAGAAATGGCGTTGGGCAAGCAGATCTTCTCATCAAAAATTTTGATGATTACAATGCAAACTATGCGGATGATGTTGCTGATTATATCTTTGCAGCAAAGAATCCAGGATCTTGGGCAAACAATTTAAAAGTTTGCTTTATTGACGATCTTGCAGACCAAACCATTGGCATCAAAACTACAAGTTTGATTGCTTATGGAATTCAAATTGGTGCTGGTGTAACAGTTCCTCTTACAAACCAAAAGATTTCTGCTAGAGGAAAAACTAGAACCGTTAATGGTTACCTTAAAGCAGTTGTAACTGGAGTAAGAACTGATACTACAGATCAAAATTCAGAATTTGATGTTAAGATTGTATCAAGATATGAGAATGCTGTAGAAGAACTAACGAAGCTCAGAGTAACCACAGTTTCAACAGCATCCAGTGTTATAGGAACTGGAACCACGAATAGAGTTTATGTAGATTCTACTTCTGGTATTGTAGCTGGAGATCTGGTTGTTTTAACTGGATTTGCTTCAAGATCTATCACTTCAGTTGCAGCAACCTTTGTAACTTTAGACTCAAACATCGCAATTACAACATCTTCACCTGCCCCAGGAACTGCAGTTACTTTCAATAGAAATGTTGGAACCGCAGCAACTGAGGTTTTCATTGAATATGCTGCTCAGAGTCAGGCAACATCATTTAAAGCAGGTAATATAATGAATATTACCTATACTGGAATTGGAACCACTGCACTAGCAAGTGGACAAATTGGAGCAGCAACTGCAGAAGACTGGTATGATCAGCAGGTAGTTCCTCTAGATAACGCATCAATTTTCTGGAGATCTATTGCACCAAAACCAGTTACAACTCAGTGGTCAAGAGATAGAAATGCTAAAAATGATGCCCTACACGTTGCAATTTTTGATGACACTGGAACAGTATCAGGAATCAGAGGAAATCTCTTAGAGAAGCATCTCAATCTTTCCAAAGCATCTGATGCAGTCTCGGCAGTTAATTCACCACAAAGAATTTGGTGGAAAGATTATCTTGCAAGATTCTCTCAGTATGTTTACGTTGGAGATAATCCTTCAGATGAAAGTAATGGTGAAGACATTGTCCAAACTGGATTTGATCCCGAGATTGCACCAGGAACAACTGGAACAGCCCAATTCGCTGCAATTACTACAGCACAAGGACTTTGGAACGAACCAGCACAGGATAAGACCTTTAGTGCCTTAGGTAATCAAACATACAACCTCCAGGGTGGTGTTGATTATAGTGCAACTAAAGGATTAACCGCAACTCTAGGAGATTTAATCACTTCATATAGATTATTTGAAAATAGAGATGAAGTTCAGGTTGATTACCTGATCATGGGTCCTGGTCTCGGTGATAAGGATGAATCAAGAGCAAAGGCAGCAGAACTTATTTCTATTGCCGAGGGTAGAAAAGATTGTATCGCAGTCCTTTCTCCACACAGAGCAGACGTAGTTGACATTACTAACACAGATACACAAACTGATAACATTATTGAATTCTTCAGTTACTTACCTTCCTCATCATATGCTATTTTTGATAGTGGATATAAGTATACTTTTGATAGATTTAATAATAGATTCCGTTATATTCCTTGCAACCCAGATGTTGCTGGACTTTGTGTTAGAACTTCAATCTTCGCATATCCTTGGTTCTCACCAGCGGGTCAGCAAAGAGGAATTCTGAACAATGCAATCAAACTTGCATATAATCCAAATAAAGCACAGAGAGATCAACTTTATCCACTAAGAATTAACTCAATTGTTAATCAACCTGGAATTGGTGTTCTTCTGTTCGGTGACAAGACTGCTCTCGGATATGCTTCCGCTTTTGATAGAATCAACGTTCGCAGATTGTTCCTGACTGTTGAGCAAGCACTCGAAAGAACTGCTCAGGCACAACTCTTCGAATTGAACGATCAGATCACAAGAGCAAACTTTGTAAATATCGTTGAACCATACCTCCGTGATGTTCAGGCAAAGCGTGGAATCTATGACTTCCTCGTTGTTTGCGATGAAACAAATAACACCCCAGATATTATTGATAATAATGAATTCAGAGCAGATATCTACCTGAAACCTGCTAAATCTATCAACTTTGTGACGCTAACATTTGTTGCTACCCGCACAGGTGTAAGCTTCGAAGAAGTTGCTGGAAGAGTTTGATTTTTAACATAAATTAATTACAGAAGGAGGATTTCAAAATGTCTAACCTTAGAACTATCACGGGGTTTAAATCAAGATTAGCGGGTGGTGGCGCTAGACCTAATCTATTTGAAGTTGATATTCCTAATTTCCCAGTTGCCGCTGGAGGCGCTGAATGGGATCAGGAAACATTCAATTTCCTTTGCAAAGCAGCTGCTCTTCCCGCTTCAAATATTGCACCAATTGATGTTCCCTTCAGAGGGAGAATTATGAAAGTTGCTGGAGACAGAACTTTCGATACTTGGACTGTAACTGTTATCAACGACGAAGATTTCAAACTCAGATCTGCATTTGAGATCTGGATGAATGGAATCAGCAAACTTGATAATAACAGTGGTGCAACCAACCCAGCATCCTATATGACCAATGCTGTTGTTCATCAACTTGGCAGAGGTGGTTCCAATAGAATGGAAGCATCAACAACCAACTTTGGCGACAAAGCTGGTCAGACTATCACTCCATTGAGAACTTACTTGTTCTACGATATTTTCCCAACTAATATTTCTCAGATTGATCTTTCATACGATACTTCTGATACAATTGAAGAGTATACCGTAGA